TTCGATGACCTCTTGCGCAAACTCCTTTTTCTTTGGAGCATATATCATAGCAGATTCAAATAAAGGTGCAACCGAGTTTACACGGGTATGTTTATCCTGGCCTTTTGATGGAGAGAAGTTAATTACAGGTATCCCCATGTTTCTTAATTCGTAAGTTAATGGCAATCCAGTTGCTTTAGCTTCAACAATAACTGTTTCAGGCTCCCAATATCTATATTGTTCTAGAGCCACGCGACGAAGTTCGGGGAACTCGAATCTGTCTTTGACAGCATCTAATAACATAATACATTGTGGTCCATCTTCTTTTGGCCTAAATACACCCCAAGTAGTAATAGCACTATAGTCTGCAGTTTCTTTTTTCATAAACGCTGTATCATAAGATTGTATGACATGGTCTAAACGAGGCATGTAATCTTTTTCCCAATCTTGCCACCATTCTCTTTTGATGATTGCACCTTCTTCAGATGTTGGGTCTTGCATATACTGCGCATTCCATTTTGTTAAAGGAATACTAGCCTTAACAGATTCTAAATCTTCTATCTTCCAATACTCAGGCCAAACAGGTTTACCTGATGGCATGATCGCTGGAAACTCTACAACTTCCCATTTGTCAGCTTTTGCTTCTGACTGAGCTGATAATAATCTACCGGTCAAATCTTTTTGATTCCATCTTGTCATAATAACAACAATTGATCCTCCAGGTTGGAGACGTTGACGTGGACCAGAAGTGTACCACTCATAAGTTCTATCTAAGGCTTGTGAGTTCAATGCGTCTTGCTCAGTGTGTGGGTCATCAATAATTAATAGGTCAGCACCCCTTCCAGTAATTGCAGAACCAACACCGGCAGCATAATATTCTCCACCCTGTTCTGTCTCCCACTTACCAGCAGCTTGCGAGTCTTCTCTTAGTCTTGTATCAAACACTTCTTTATACAGAGGGTCATCCATAAGTTGTTTTGCTTTACGTCCAAACCTTACAGATAATTCTGTTGTGTTAGTTGATTGAATAATTTTTAATTTAGGATTACGACCTACCATCCAGGCGGGTAAGAGGTAAGAACCAAACTCAGACTTGGTATGTCTGGGAGGCATGTTAATAATTAATCTTTTAATTTTACCTGTAGCAATGTCATTAAACTTATCAGCGATTTGTTGGTGATGTTTACCTTCAATAAAGTCAGGCCAAACATGTTTAACAAAACCCATGAAGTCATGTTGAATATTTCCTTTTTTATCCAGTTCTTGAATCTGAAAGTATGTTTTAGTAAACTCTTTCGCTACATCAGGTGGTAGTTTAGCAGCGATATCTAATATCTTTTTAGGGTCGTTTATATCTATTTTCATTTGAAAAAAATTTCTTATAATTTTTTTAGCATCTTATTTCAGATGTAAAATGAAAATACCATCTATAAATGTCTAAATCAAGCTTTACAACCTAAAGTAGTGGGACCCCTTTATGTATATAAGGGATTGATATATTAAAAAAGTGTTTGAGAAACCAAATGGATAGGGACCCCTCGCCCCTGGTAACTACAACCAAGGGCCAAAGGTAGAAAGGTTGGCGTTAATCTAATAACACCATATATGCTTCAGCATTATGTTGTCTGAACCAATTGATATCGGCACGTACTTTATTCCAAAGCTTTGACGTACCGTCGATGCCTGCTTCCTTATCTTCTATTGTTGCACCTAACTCATTAATAAAGATTCTATCATGCTTGATAGCTTCTTCTTTTGTAAGCATGTAAGACTCGCCATTAAATCTATTCTTACGTTGTTCTGTTCGTTCTAGTTCCATGCTGACCTCACTACTCCACCGTTGGTTGCTTTGTTCAAAGCTTCCAAGTATTCCGTCTCAGTTAACTTTAATACTTCCAAACAAAACATATGCTTGTCGGATTGTATTCCTGGTGTTCTCAGATAATCTGGCACCTGGTCCAGTAACTGCTCACGCTTCGCGCCACCTGGTAAGTACTCTGCTTTAATTGTTTTTTTCATAATATTCCTTTCTATTTGTTATAGGATTATCCTACTCTACAATCTGTCCGTTGTCAACCCTTTCAATACGATATTCTCCACCCCAACGATCTTCGTTCTTGACCTTGGCATATCCTTGGCTTTCTCGTCTATGTCTGATGAACTCAATCGGTCGACCATGTTCAATGTTTTCCATGTTCTCAGCTAACCATTGCAATTTACATGATTGACTACAAAAGTATTTATCTGAGTTGTTAAAATAATAATGGTTTCCATGTTCTTTATTCATGTCAGTATATGCATACCTACCTCTAATCACTCCACGAGATTTTAAAAACCTATCATTAGTAACATGTGTATGGCAATTAGGTCCTTGGCAAAAATGTTTATTTGGCATTACAGGGCACTCCTTTTCATTCTTCTCATTTCACTATAAAGTTCTAACATTTGAAACTTGTCGCAAGAATTAATCCATTTAATTAGTTCCTGTCGCATTTCTTTTTGTTCTTCATAAGCTTTTGCTTTGTTGCTACTTATAACTTCAAAATGTTCTTCGTTTTGTTGTGCCATTTTTAGTGCCTCACTTTCCATGTTGTAGTTGCAGTTCTATAACCATGACTATCTAAGTCATAATAAACATAATATGGAACACCTTGTTTTGATGTGCCATATCTTGACTTGTCGTCATGCTTACCTTTTCTTGTAATGTGTTTTTTGTGCTTACTAGCCCAATATGTAATGTAAAATGTTTTGTTTGTCATATTATACCTTTCTAATTGTAATGGGACTATCTTATAGGATAGTCCCATGATTGTCAAACTTAATTTATACTTTCTTCATATTTTTTTCTAGCCAATATTTTCGCTTCTCTTGATTGGTTCTTGTTCTTCATGCCCTTGATCATACTAGCCAAGTTGCTTGGATTGTAGATTGTCAATCCTGTTGAGTTAGTTCTAATTAACTCTGCCTCATCAACTTGTATTCCAAGTTCAGTTGCAAGTTCAATTCCCTCACTCAAATAACGATATGCTTTCAATCCAATTTTTAATTGATCAGATTGTTTTTGAATTGTATCAATCCATGTTTGGTGTTTAGATACTAGATTGCCTTTTGCAATTCGCCAAGTTTCAAATTGCTCGTATTCATTTTTAGTACAAGCGATTGCTCTTGATCTGCAATAAGAAGTTCCAATGACATCAAGATAGTATTGATCATTAAAAGTTTTAGTCATGCCTGTACTATCATCACGACTACTATAACTATTACCAACTCTGCCAAGTGCTTTCATACAAGCCTCAACATGTTTTGTTTTGTGTGGATTATCTTTGTTTTCATTTTGTTGAGCAAAGATATCTGGGTTGCAATCCATAGCTTTTAAATCTTCTCTAAAATATGCAACTGCAAACTTTTGTCCGTCTTCATCACTATACTCACTACCATTTAGATTACCAAACAAACCAAAATCAAAGTGTGATTTAGTTTCTTTAATATCGCCGTCTTCGTCTTTATCTTCCGAGTGTGCAAAGTAAAAGCATTTATCTTTTGCAACAACATCACAAGGACTTCCATATTTCTTTTTGAAAGTTCTTAAAGTTGCAACATCATCAACAGGATATGATCTCTCAACAACTTCTTTTGCAAGTTGACTTGCCATAACATATTTTTGGTCAACCCATTCTCTTGCTTGAAGAAATGCCTCACGTTCTTGTGTGTCCTCGTTCTCAAAGACATCTTTTATTTTATTAAAGAGTTTGTTTCGCAACTCTGTATTCATTCTTATTTTTGTCATTTTAGACCTTTCTATATTTAATTAATTTATTTTTATTTTTTTGTTTTATACTATTGACAATCTTTGTCAATAGGATTATATAGGAGTATCAGCTTCATTTGTGAGTTTATCGCTGAATATAACTATAAACTCTCGGGTAAAGACCCCACGTCACACCGCCTTCCTTGAGGCCGTCTTCGTTGGGGTGCTGATCCCTGATCCATTGGCCGACGGATGTAACGATTAGCTTCGTTGCCGACCACCGATGGATCTGGGATCAGTCATTATTGACTGTGGAGATAAACACTATAACACGGCGGACGCTTAAGGGTACCCCGAATGTTGACTGAAGGACAGGGCGTCAACTCCCCGCGTAGCATAGTGACTGATCATTATTTGCTGGACCCTGACAGGTGATAACCTGTTAGGCCTGTTGCCCGGGCTGTTAAAATAAAGCACGCCGGCCTCAACTCAGGGTCCTGCTAATGATGATGTATGACCTAGAGAAGGCGTCCAAATCTGCCCCTGGCATTTCCCTGTACGTTAGCGATGATCCGAAAGGTAGCAACGAAGTACTAGGACCAGATGCGCCAAGCTTCCCTGATCAGGATGGCGCGCTGGTATATGAATTGCCAGTTTAGAATGATTCTAAAAATCATTCTAAAGAAGAGAAGCCTGAAGCGCCAAGCATCAAGCAGCAAGCAACGCTTGACAGCTGGTATAAGATAGTATAGGATAATATTGAAAGGAATAAAACATATGACACATAAAAGTTACAGTTCAGGATTTGGATCAGTTCCAAATTCTACACCAAAAGATAATGATCCGATGGTAAGAATAGCAGACGCCCTGGAAGAGGTCCTGCGGCTGGTGAAGGCTGATCAGGAGAAGATGGCGAAGAGGTTCCCGGATGAAGATCAGGAATAACGATCTCACTCACTATTTCTTGCGGCCGCATAACCAGCTGCCGCAAGGTTACCTTCGCAGCTGTCGAAAATTTTTTAAGAGTCTCAAGCTACAAGCAGCAAGCCGCAAGCAACAAGCGGCAAGCCGGGACCTTGACAAGTCAAAAGATTTATAGTATAGGATAATAAAGGAGAAAGAATTATGAAAGTAAAAGAAGCATTAAAAATTACAGACTCATTTACTAGAACGTCTAAGATGCCTGGCCTGAGTTACAGCTTGCCAGCTTGGGCATGCCAGACTGGGTCCAAGCTCAGGAAGGTTAAGACTTCACCGTGTTACGGCTGTTATGCATTAAAAGGAAATTATACTAGGTACCCTGCAATCAGGGAGGCGCAATATAGAAGGCTGGACGCTATCAGTAACCCTAAATGGGTTGAAGCAATGGCGGCTGTTATCAAGCGTCAAAAATGGTTTAGATGGCATGACGCGGGAGATGTACAAAGTCATGAGCATATGGCAAAAATTATTGAAGTATGCAAGCTCACGCCTGACACCAAACACTGGTTACCAACTCAAGAGCGGCAATACTTGCCAGCCCCTGAAGAGGTTCCAGCGAATTTAATTATTAGATTATCAGCTGCACGTGTAGACGGGACCGCTGGCAACGCCTGGACGCATTCGTCAACGGTTGTCACCGATGGGAGCCCTAGCTGTCCAGCGCCTACTCAGGGCGGCCAGTGTTTAGACTGTCGAGCATGCTGGAATAAAGATATAAAAAATGTTAGTTATGGTAAACACTAAAAATGACATTTGTTTTCAAACATCCAAAATTTTACAGAATCCCCAGGGATAAATCGGATCAGGCCATTAGCGATGAAGCTTCGACGGAAGCAACAAGCGTGCGTCCTGGTCCGGGCCACAAGCCTCAAGCTCCAAGCAAGGTTGGTTCGAAAGCTTCAAGCCTCAAGCAGCAAGCAACAAGCGTCAAGCACCAAGCTGTTCGAGATGATTAATGCAAGCATCAAGGCCTGAGCGACAAGCGGCAAGCTTCAAGCCACAAGCAACAAGCTCCTGTATTCTCTTTCCTCTGTACAAGTAAACCTCTTCTTTCTCAAAAAGTTTTGAGCCTCGAGACAAGAGGCGAGAAACTAAGATGAAAGTGTTGTCAGGATGCTTAATGTGGAAGGCAATTTGATGGGGTGAGAACTTAATCTTGTTAGCTCTTGTTACCTTCAGCTCCAATGTAAAAAAGTGCCTATTAGTATTATAGCCCAATAGATCGGGAGTACCAAAAGCACTAAGGTTTTCAAGTCTAGTCCAACTAATTTGCTTAGTATTTTTCTTAATTTCATGCCAAAATTTAGTTTCAGGTTTCATTAATATTCACCCTAACAGGTGCCTATGTAAGTATGAATTTTTTCAGTTTTGGTATCTGATCTTTGAGGTCAGGTTTGATCACAACTCTAACAGAAGGTTTGCCTATTATAGTCGATTCCTGGACTTCAATTTTACCAATCGGGAAAATATTTCCGCTGCCATTATCCATGTAGATCGTAGCATTACTTACGGCGTTGCCTTTAGTACCATCTGTAAATTTGTCAAGATAATCTTGAAGGTGTCTAACGTACATTATTTTTTTGGTTCCTTTCCTTTGCCTGGACCTTCTTTGATTATGTATTTCAATGTACCATTCGCTCCTGATTCAACAGCCTTAACCAGGTGTTTAAACAGGTAGCTTTCTTTTAGTTTTCGTTTCGCTTGTTTGGCATATTCAGTCAATTTCTTTGTATCTCTCATGTATTGCCTTTTATAAAATGTTAGGGTAAAAGTCAAACATGGGATTACCTAAAAGATTGACAGAGAAGCAGAAAAAATTCGCTGAGCTTATTGTGTACAACGACGGAAGCAGAGATGCTTGGGAGTGTGCAAAAGAAGCTGGCTACGGCCCAGGGTCTGACCTTGCAGCAAGAGTCGCCTCTTCAAAACTGACTAATCCTAAATTGTACCCTCTTGTAGTTAAGTACATTGGTGAGCTGCGCGAGGAAGCCAGAAAGAAGTACGAAGTTACTATGGACAGGCACCTTGAGCAGCTTGCAAAAATACGTGACCAAGCGTTGAAGAAGGGAGCATATTCTGCAGCGGGTAACATGGAAGTAGCGAGAGGAAAGGTTGCTGGATATTACATTGACAGAAAAATGATTAAGACTGGTAAGATAGATGATCTTGATAGAGATCAGTTGATGTCTAAACTAGAGAAGATGGTAGATGACCATTCAAAAATAATTGAGGGTGAATCTACAGAAGAACAACCGCTAATAGAGCTATCATCAGAGCCGGAAGATGAAATAGAAACCATAGAAGAAACAGACCAAGAGTTACTTGAAGAACCCATTCCAGAAGAGCCAGAACCTTCATTACAATAATATCTTTTCCATTTTAACAATACAACCTTTAGGAAATACATTTCGATCAGAGAATAAACCATCAGCCTCATCGTAACTGGCAAACGTTCTTATACATTTAGAATCTCTTTCATATAGGTAAGCATTAGTGACCATTACTGAAGGAACCATACCGCTAAACTCATGAGCCGTAGCATGCCCGCTATCACCTAAAATATCAACCCATGTTATTTTGTAGAAGTAATATTTCTTCTTCTTAAGCACTACATGTCTGTATTTTGATTTTTTATTCATAGCTGATTCCTTTCCACTTTATAAGATATAAATATATATAAATATAAAAATTCTGAAAATATTTCTGAAACGCTGTGGAAAATGTGGAAATCATAAAAACAACCCTTAAGTAGCTGAAATCATTGAATAAAAGTTCCACAAAATCTTCCACATTTCGTCGAAAAAAAATGTGGAAAATGTGGAAAATGGCCAAAATCTGCGTCAGAATGTAACAAAAGTTTAGAATCATTCTAAAGTAAAAACGTTTTTCCACAAAATTTTCGTCGTTTCCACAAAAGTTCCACAAATTAATTTTACTCATTTTTCCCCGTTTCTCGACTCTCGCTCCTCGATGCTCGAACCTTGTAATAAGCATCAACTCGGGCCAGCCACTCGTGACTAAGTGCTCGAAACTCGGAGCCATTGATTATGAATCGTTGAAAAAAATTATCAGGAGTACACATCAATATAACTCCTTGCTCGATCTCAGAACCGTGTACGTAGTTATGAGCCATCGCATAAGCCACCATCTGCAACTTATAATCAGTTATCCACTCGATACGCTTGGGTTTATTAGATTGCTTGAAATCGATTATACTATCACGCCCCATATAAACTCCAACTAGATCAGTTGCACCGGCATATAGTCCAGGATAGCTTACTACCACCTCAGAGCCCCATATTTCCTCTAAATCAGGCAGACCCTTATCGATGATCGTTTTAGCCATCGAATGAGCTTGTACGCCCGCCTCAGTCATGTCTAGCACCTCTTTTTCAAGTATATAACCCTCTAAAATGCTATGCATGATAGTTCCTCTATTAGCTGCAGTATTCTTAATTTTATCCGCTTCAAC